TCCAACAGAGTACACATCAAATACAATATACGCAGAAAATCAATTCTCAGCATTGGGTGCAATAAAGTTTGATGGCACTATAACTGGATCAGTATCAGTTGGTGATAAGATTAGTCAGTCTGTTACTGGTGGTACTGCTAAAGGATTTGTTGCATCATATGATGAAGAAACTAAAGTTCTAAAATATTTCCAAGATAGATCTTCATATTTAAATCAAAATACATTTAATAATAAAGATTATTCTGGTGTTACAATTTCCGCAAAGGTATTAGACTTTGAATCTTCATCTTCTCCGGTGACATCCAATTTAGGTTTCTCTGCAGGAATACACACATCATTTACGGGAATTAGTACAAATCCAACGGGTACTAAATTAATTTCATTGGGAACTCAAATTACACAAGGTCTTGGTGATCCTGAGATAAATAAAACGTCGGGAGACATTATATACATTGACAATCGTCCCGCTATCATCAGAAATTCTAGACAAAAAGAAGACGTTAAAATTATCCTGGAATTCTAAAAAATGCCACAGAAAACGAATCTCAATATAAATCCATACTATGACGATTTTGATAAGTATGATAACTTTTACAAGGTTTTATTCAAACCAGGGTATCCAATCCAAGCTAGGGAGCTAACTACTCTTCAGTCTATTTTACAGAATCAAGTAGAGTCATTTGGTAGCCATATTTTTAAAGAAGGATCAATGGTTATCCCGGGTGGGGTAACTTTCGATGACAATTACAATTCAGTTAAATTAAATTATGATCATCTTGGTATAGATGTAAAAGTTTATGCTAATAATTTAGTTGGGAAGAAATTGAGAGGTCAAACCTCTGGCGTTGTGGCTGTTGTTGATAGATGGTCCGATATATCCGAGTCTTCAGGAATAACAGATTTAACTTTATTTGTAAAGTATTTAAACGCTGCAGATAATAACGAAGCAGATTCTTTTAGTGATGGTGAGGTTCTAATAACTGAAAGTGGTTTTACTTATGGGAATACAATAGTAAATTCTGGCGAAACAGTAGCAACACTAGTATCTGAAAATGCAACTGCTATTGGAAGTGCGGTCGGTATTGCTAGTGGGGTTTATTTTATTAGAGGAACTTTTGTAGATGTAGATACTGATAAAATCATTCTGGATGCATATAAGTCAAATTCTTCTTACAGGGTTGGACTAACAATCACTGAAGAAATTATAACTGCTAAGGATGATATATCATTATATGATAATGCAAAGGGATATTCAAATTATGCTGCTCCAGGTGCAGATAGATTAAAAATTTCTTTAACTTTATCCAAGAAATTACTAACAGACTTTGATGATAAAACTTTCGTCGAATTAATTAGAATTGAAGATGGTGAAATTAAAAAATTACAAAATAAATCAAACTACAATTTAATTAGAGACTACTTTGCTAAAAGAACGTATGAAGAATCTGGCAATTATGCTGTAGATGAATTTGGTGTAGAGGTATGTGATTCTTTAAATGATGGTTTATCTAATGGTGGAGTTTATGCTGATAATCAAAAAACCGATCAAGGAAACACACCATCTGAAGATCTATTAACCGTAAAAGTATCTCCAGGAAGAGCTTATGTAAAGGGGTACGATATTGAATCAATTTCAACCACAAATCTTGATGTAGAAAAGCCAAGGGATAAAAAAAATATTTCTACATCGTTGATTCCATTTGAATTTGGAACATTATTCCGCGTTAATAATGTTCAAGGAACTCCTCCAATACAAGCCAATAATGCTTCCAATATAGTCAGATTACAAAATCAAAGAAGAGGATCATCACAATCTTCCGCAACTGGCACGGAAATTGGTCAGGCAAGAGTTTATTCCTACAATTTAACGGATGCAACTTATTCTGATGCGTCTAGTGAGTGGGATTTATACCTAATAGATATTCAAACGTATACTATTTTAACGTTAAATCAGTCTATAACCACCGCGCAAGTTCCGGTTAGTTCTTATATCAGGGGTGTAAGTAGTGGAGCGTCTGGATATGTTGCAACAGCACCAGGATCTAGTACTACACTTTCACTCATACAAACATCTGGAACATTTATTGAGGGTGAGCAATTATTGATTAATGAAACCACAGAAATTTCCAGATCAATTGATTCTTTTGTGGAATATGGTATACAAGATGTTAAATCGATATACCAGAATTCAAATTTTATTGACACATCTTTAAAAACTGATTTTATTGCGGATACAGTTCTTCAAAAAAGAAATTCAAAGAACTTTGGAATTTCCGATACTATCAGAATTGCTACTGATGGAACTGTAAGTTGTCCTGGTAAAAACTTTAGTGCAATTAAAGTCGGTTCTATTATAAGATACCAAATACCAGGTTTGAGTGATGAAACTTATAATAGAGTTGTAAGTGTCAATTCAAATAATACAATGACCGTTGCTGCGGTACAGTCCGTAAGTAATGTTTGTAGTGGTGCTCTCCCATCATCCAATGTGGATGTCAGATTCTCTATTGGAGTTCCATTAGTAAAAGAATCTGGTGGTCTTTATGCACCATTGGAAGAAAAAAATATTTCTTCAGTAAATCTTTCAAGATCTAATTTATTAGTATCAAAACAACTAACGGAACAAGAAACTTCATCTACCGGAAGTTTGTCTATTAATGTTTCTGCTACTGGAATCAGTAGTGCTTTCTTCGAACCCTTTGATGCTGAAAGATATTCTGTTTTCTACTCAAATGGAACTATTGAGGACTTAACAGCAGATCAAGTATCTTTGAGTTCCAATGGAGAAACTGTGACATTAACAGGATTATTGCCAAATCAAACAAATCCAAATTATGTTACGGTAAATACAACTGTTAAGAAGAATTCTATTAAGAATAAGTCTAAAATTCTTTCCAGAAGTCAAAAAGTAACAGTAAGCAAATCAATATCTGGTGTTTCTACGGAAACTAGTGGTCTTACTGAGAGTCCTTATTATGGAACAAGAGTTCAAGACAGAGAAATATGCCTGAATTTCCCAGATGTCACTAATGTTTTATCTGTTTATGAATCTTATGATACGTCTGCACCCACTTTAGATTCCATCGAGTTTCCATCTGGACTGCAGTTAAATACAAGTTCTATTCTTGGAGAAAGGATAATTGGTACTGATAGTGGTGCGATTGCACAAATTGTAACTAGAGTATCATCTACCGAAGTTGAAATTGTATATCTAAATTCTAATCAATTTATAGTTGGCGAAGTAGCATCATTTGAAGAATCTAATATTGTATCTACTGTACAAAATGTAAATTCTGGTAATTACCAGAATATTACTAGCAAGTTTAAATTAGATAAGGGTTCTAAGGAACAATTTTATGATTATTCCAAGTTAGTAAGAAAAAATGATGGTTATATACCAACATATAGATTATTAATTATTTTTAATCATTACACAATTCCATCAAATGATTCTGGCGATCTATACACTGTAAATTCTTACAGTAGTGAGAGATATAAAAAAGATATTCCACAAATAACTGATACAATTCGTTCAAGTGATACTCTCGATTTTAGACCGAGAGTTGCAGAATTTACTTCAACAACATCATCACCATTCTCATTTACATGCAGAAATTTTGCAGCGGCTGGAGTTAATCCAACCCTAGTAGTTTCTCCTGGAGAAAGTTCTTTAGTTGGATATGATTTTTACCTACCAAGAATTGATAAAGTAGTCCTCAATAAAGAAGGATTTTTTAGTATTATTAAGGGAACATCTGCAATAAATCCAAAAGAACCAGCAAATGTTGATGATGCTATGGAAATAGGATCAATATATCTACCTGCATATCTCTACGATCCAAGAGATGCAAAGGTGGTTATGGTTGATAATAGAAGATATACGATGAGAGATATTGGAGAAATTGAAGACAGGGTTGAAAATCTAGAATCTGTCACATCATTGTCTTTATTAGAACTTGACACCAAGACTTTACAGGTTAGAGATGCGGATGGTTTAGATAGATTTAAATCTGGATTTTTTGTAGATGACTTTAAAGGTGCGGATAGACTTGATAGAGCACAGACAACGGCGGACATCGATACTTCAGATAACGAACTTGTCACACCTATCGATTTCCACTCACTATCACCTCAACTAGCACTTGATCCATCGATCAATTTAGAAACTGCTAACTTTAGTGAGAATCTAGATCTTCTTGACCCCAATGTCCAAAAGACTGGTGACTTGATCACACTCAAGTATACTGAAAAGTCTTGGATTGAACAACCACTAGCAACTAGGGTTGAAAATGTCAATCCATTTAACGTCATTGAGTTTAATGGTGCTATAGAACTAAGTCCAAAGACTGATAGTTGGACAAGAACTATTGTCAGAGATGGTGGAACTAGAACCGTTGGTGGTTCTGGTGCTG